GGACACCTGCAGGATTTAGTAGAGGTAGATTAACCGGAGCTGCTGGATTAGCATTATTTCCAACACAAAAACAAAGAGATCAATTATATAAGATAGCTGTTAATCCTATTCCATCATTCCCAGTTGAAGGTCCTGTAGTATTTGGTCAAAAGACTTTACAAAAATTACCAAGTGCTTTTGATAGAATTAACGTAAGACGTTTATTCTTATATCTTGAAAAAGCTACTAAAAATACAGTTAGAAACTTTATATTTGAACCTAATACTTTATTAACAAGGACAAGAGTAGTTAATACATTAACACCTATTTTTGAAAATGTTAAGAATACTGAAGGATTATTTGATTATCTAATTATTTGTGATGAAAGAAATAATACCCCAGATATTATTGATGCTAATGAATTAAGAGTCGATATTTATTTAAAGCCTACCAGAGCAGCAGAATTTATATTAGTTAATTTCTACGCAACAAAGACAGGTACAGATTTCAACGAATTGGTTTAATAACAAAGTCATTTAATTAAATAATTACATGGCAGATACTAAAGTATCAAATTTAGACGCGTTAACTACACCAGCTAATAGTGATGTATTGTACATTGTTGATGCAGGTGTATCTAAAAAAATAACTTATAGTAATTTGTTTAGTAATGTAAACGGTACAATTGCTACGTTAACAAATGATGTAAGTGATTATACTTTTAGAGTAGCTGCATTATCTGCTTTTTATGAAAATTTAGACGTTACAAATACCAGTACTAATATTAAAACTTTAAGTTCAAATGTAACAACACTTCAAACTGAAACAGACGATTTATATATAATTAGAAATTATGCTACAAGAGCATATACCCACGTAACCACAATTTCTGCAGGATTAACTCAAGCAGTTACAATAGGTAGCACAACTTTAAACTTTACAAACGGAGTACTAATGTCAGTAACATAAAATGCCTAATAGAAAATTATCAGATTTACCTACTATAGAACCTATTAATAATAGCAGTACAGACCTATTATATATCGTAGATGTTAGTACTGATAGATCTAAAAAAATTACTTTTAATTCACTAGTTGGTAGTACACTTAATTCATTATCTGCAGAAACTAAAACTACAATTGATAGTTTTAGCGCAGAATTTATAGATACTACTACAACTGATTTTAACTTTTTATCTGGAGTGGTAAATAGTAATAGTTCAGCTATAACTTTACTTGATGGGGGTTCTACTGAAGCATCGACTAGAATTGATGCACTATCAGACGTAATTGATGTAAATTTTGGAATATTACAAACCCTAAGTGCTGATGTCGATACTTTAGATCCTACACAACAAACAATTGATATTGCATTTAATTTAGGTCAAATTAAAGCTTTAACTGCTGAAACTGATGATTTATATATAACTACTGGGTATGCTCGTACTGCATATACTTATACCACTCAAGTTTCAGCTACTAATTTAGATAAAATTAATACGCAAGTAGGACTACTTTCTGGTCTAGGATTAAATTCTAATACAGCTGCTACTTCTACGGGTGATTTATCAGCAACTCACTTTTTCAATATTAATTTTAATGGTGTAACATATAAAATGTTATTAGCTACTTAATAAATTAGGTATAAATGAATAAATATTAATAACCATGGCACAGACTAGACAAACAATTCAAAATTTCTATACTCAAGCTCAATCAAAAGACTTTGCTAGAAACAATTTATTTAGAGTTTTAAATATTAATTTCGGTAATGGTACTGAAATTGATTTCGATGAAGATGATTTAATTTATGCAAAAACAGCAGATCTTCCTGGTAAATCTATTACATCTCAAACCGTACCATATATGGGTTTAGACTTTAATGTACCCGGAGTAGCTAAATATACTGGTAGTGATAATTATACTATTACCTTTAGATGTGATGAAAGTTATGATCTAAGAAATAGATTCTTACAAGTGTTAAATGATACATTTGATGATGCTGATAGTACTGGTAACTATTTTATGCCTACTGCAGATAGTGTAATTGATTTAGCCTTATTAGATAAAGAATTAGATAGAGTATCGCAATTTCAACTTGTAGGTGTTGCAATAAAAAGTATAGGTCAATTAAATTATGATGTAACAGCTGAAGGTACTATTCAAGATTTTGATGTTTCTATTACATATCATTATTTTAGACAAACAGCCTAATAATATATACATATAATCTACTTTAAGCTCTCCATTGGAGAGCTTTTTTTTGTATAAATATATTTAAATGCCTACTAAAATTTTAAATTCAATTAATAATGTTATAAGGGGGGTCAGTAACCCTGTAAACAAATTAATAGGAGGAACTTTAGCACAACCAGGTTTATCATTATTTGGTACAAATTTACCCGGGGCTCCTTTAGTAAGTTTTAGAGAAAGTTTTTTAAATAGTTTAAGTCAATGGAATACTTCAATACCTTTAAACACTCAATTTATAGTTTTAATTGATAATTTTCCATTAGGTTTAACTACACAAGTTTTACGGAATATAGAACCGGTAGTGAGTTCAACGGGCTTTGATATAGATTTACCTAAAGCAACTACAACCAATTTTAAAAATCAAGGTATGGTTGGTTGTATTTTTGCTAATCAATTTAGTATACCTGATGATCAAGTAGAAGCTGATAAAGCTACTATACTTAATAATCGAGGATTCATACCTGGTTCAGTTCTAAAAAATAGAAATAATTTTGGTAATTTTAATTTAGCTTTAAGAGAAACTAATACTTCATTTGTAGATTTTGTAATGAGACCTTGGACTATTATGGCATCTCATTATGGTTTAGTAGCTAGAAACCCTAATGACCCTATTGAACTTTTGAAAAACCCTAAAACTAATTTAACAGTTGTTCAATATACACGTAGTAAAGAAGGTTTATCCCAAATACCTAGAAAAACTTGGAGATTTTATAATTGCGTTCCTACATCTATTTCAAATAGAGATTACGGGTATCAAGAAGATGAAGGAGTTAAAAATTTTAACACTACATGGACTTTTGATAATTATGAGATAAGTAGTAATTTATATCTTAGCGTTGAAGAGATGTTAAAAGCTATTAATCCTTTTTATTAATGAATTCATACTATTATGATGATTATAAAATAACTGAATTAAGTTATTTTGAATACAAAAACTTAGTTAAAAATTTACTATCGGCTGAAGATAATAAAATTGCAGATATATTTGAAAGATTAATATCTAGTCAAGTTAAAAGTAATAAAAATTTACATATAGGTGATAAAATAAAAATACTAATTTTAATAAGAAGTATTATTTTAGGAGAAGAAATACAATTAAGTGTAAACGGTAAACAATTTTTATATGATACTAATAAAATAATAGATAGTATTAATTATAAAAATGAAAAATTTATATATAAAAATATGACATTTAATATTCCCAAAAATATTTTTTATAAAAATAAATTTGATTGTTTAGTAGATAATTTTTATAGTTTTGAAATTAAAGATGATATTAAATTAATAGAAAAATTTTCATTTAAAGAAAAGGAAATAATATTACAAAATTTATTAGGTTTTGAAGTAAAGGAACTATCTAATAATTTCGATAATTATATTTCTAATTTTTATTTAAATTATATAAATGAAACAGAAATAAATTTATACGATACAAATATGATTTTATTTTTAAAAAATTTATTTGAATCTGATTTAAATGAAATGTATGATATAGAATATAGTGTTATGAATTATTTAAAATTTGACCCTTCAGTTTTTAATATGTATGGTTTACCTGAACTTAGAATTTTTCTTAATAAATTTATTAAAGAAAAAGAAGAATCTAAAAAACGAGAAGGTGGTAATACTAATCCTACTATATAAATAACGATATGGAAGATAATTTTAATTCACTTTTAAAACAGATTCAATCTAATAAAAAAAATGTTGTTTCATACTCACCTACATTACAAAGTGATATAGAATTAAAATCATTAACAGTTGATCAACAAAGTGTTATTTTAGATTCTGTATCTGATATATCTTTATTACAAACTAACCCTATATATCTTATAATTAAATTTAATACTAACTTCAATAATATTATTAAACAAAACTTAGAAAATGAAGTTTATGATAAAATGACTTCAGTAGATAGAACAAATATAATAATTTCTTTTAGAAAAGAAATAAATGAAGAAATGGAACAAGATGATGAAATAATTAACTTATCTAAAATTTTAGAGCGCAATAAAAATATTAATGTAATAGATTTCAATGAAACTGTAGAAAAGGATGGGTTTAAATTTAAAGTTTCGGTACCTACTTTAAATAAAGATACAATGGTTAATAAAATTTTATCTAAAAAATTTAAAGATAATCCTTCTAATAATAATTTAGTTAGTGATATTTATCTTTATGAAATTTTAAAATTTGTAGATTCAATTCAATTTGAAGATGATGCAGAAGTTGAAATTAAAAAAGATTTTAAAAACTTAAAACTTTTAAAGCAAATAAATCTTTCTACCTTAAGCCCGGTTATTAAATTTATTGAAAAAGTTAGAGATTATGAAGAAGAGTTTATAACTATTCCAAATAGTCAAGAAAAGCTTTTATTAACACCAGATTTATTTGTAATTTAATAATGTAAATAAATATTTACATGGCTGATGTTACAGTTTTAGAAACTTTATCTTTACTTACTAAAGTATCTGCAGATACTAGTGATTTAATTAAGCAATTATCTTCTCGTATAGATGGTATTCAAGGTATAAATACTTCCGGAAGAGAAGAAAAAGAAGAATTAGTAAAAAAGGCTGAACCAGTTATAGTTACTGATTTTGGTAAAGCAGCTGAAAAAGACTTAGCAAAGTTAGGAGGAGATGCTGATAAGGAAAAGCTTATAACTGAAAAGGAAAAAAATAAAAATAATAACCTTTTAAAATTATTAGGTCTAGCAGGTGCAGCTGCATTAGCAATGAAATTTCTTTTTGATGGTGAAGGTTTTGTCGGTCTAACACAAGGCTTTCAAAAATCAGTAAAAATAGTAACTAAATTTGCTGAAAAAGCAAAAGGACTTGTAGATGATATAGGTAAAAGATTAGGTACGTTTGCTGATGATGTAGGGGCTAAAGTTGGTACTATAGTTGATGATGTAATGGCTAAAACTGGCACCTGGGCTGCTAAAGCTAAAACTGGTATTAAAAATGCCATGGATGATATTGGTAAAAGATTAGGTAGTTTTGGGGATGATATAGCAAGAGGTGTGACAAAAGTTATAACAGGGGCTTCAAATATGGCTAGTAGAGTAACAAATGCAATGGCTGGGTCAGTAGACGATGTAGCCAAAGGTGGTGTTCGAGCTGCAGCAAAGCCTAGTATATTTTCTAGAGTTGTTAGCGGTGCGAAATCTATTGGAGGATCAGCATTAGAAGGTGCAAAAAATATAGGAAGTAAAGCAATACAAGGGACGAAAATAGTTGGTAGTAAAGTTGGAGGTGCGGTAAAACAAGGGGCTTCTTTTGTTAAAAATAAAGTATTAGACCCGGTAAAAAATGCTATTAAAGCGGTTAAACCTCTTAGATTATTAAAAGGTTTAGCTAAGAGTCCCCTACTAGCACCAGTTTTGGAGAGCTTTTTTGCAGCAAAAGATATTAAAGATATGATTGCATCAAATGCTGCCGGTGAAATAAGTCAGATTGAATTAAACAATGCAGTTGGTAAACGTTTGATAAAAGCTCTTACTGGAGTTTTAGGAGGAGCAGGAGGTGCAATGATAGGTAGTACTTTAGGTTCATTTATACCTGTAGTTGGTAATATAATTGGTGCTTTATCAGGTGCTGTTCTAGGTGATGTAGCCGGTAGAGCAATAGGAGGATTTGTAGCTGATAGGATGGGTGAACAAACTGGCGATTTAGGGGAATGGGCATTAAGCACCCCACTCGGCGCTATGATGGGTGCAGATAACCCTGCAACAAGTAATTTAGGAGGTAATGAAGGTATTGCTGAATCTGCTATTGAAATAGACGACGGTGTAATATTAAAAAGCGGTAAAGTTATAAAAACTGATTCAGAAGATACAATATACGCTATGAAAGATAGTGGACCTTTAGAAGAAGCTTTAAATAAAACACCACTAATGCTTAAGCGTCTAATTAGTGTTGAACATGATAGTTTAGATTTACTAAAACAGCAAAATTTATTACTTAAGGCTATACTTGAGAAAACTGGTATAAATGCTCCTCAAGTACTGAATCAACCTAATAATATAACTAATTTTGATCAAAGTGGAGATAATTTTAGATCATTACAAATGAATTATTAATTTACTAAAATTTTTAACAGGATTAAATATTAATAATGCCTGATTTATATAGTTTTATATTTGATTCAGATAAAATTTTACCTATTTTATCAAGAGATAATGCCAATACAGTAGACCCGTTTACATATACGGGAGATGGTAGAATTTATAGTAAAATTAACAATAGAGCTACAGATCCTATAGATGTAATTAATGATTTTCCATGGACTAAAAGTCCTAAATCATCAAGACTTGACGTTCCCTCAGCTTATATAAAAGAAAAAAGATTATTAACTAACTCCACTTTAGCTAATTTCTTTTATGGTATTTTAGCAGGGGCAGAAGTCGCGGAAAGTGCTGTTGATAGGATTGTAAGTGGCAATGTTCAAGTAGGAGGAAATACTCTTAATGTATATGATTCATTAAGTGCAGCAGGAGTATCATATCAAGGTATAAAAGATGGTTTAATAGAAAAGGCTACTAAATTAAAAGATAATATCGATGAATTAACAGAGAGAGCAGAAGGATTTTTAAATCAAGGTAATTTAAAAGATGATATTCTAAAACCCTATAATGGTTTATACTATACCGAAGATACCGGTTTTAAATATTTTTTACCTTATCTAACCGATAGTTATCAAATAGCTGATAATATGTTCTCAGAAGATTCACAAAAATTAATGGGTTTAGATAATATTGCAGAAACTTTACAAACAGGTTTTGATGCAATAAGAGGAGTTGCTTTTATGGATAAGCCAGGTGTTTATGTTGAACAAAGTAAACAATATCAATTTGGTCAAGAAGGTAGAACGTTTAATATATCATTTCCATTACTTAATACTGGTTCATATGAGGATATAAAGAGAAATTGGCAACTTATATTCGGTTTAATTTACCAAAATAAGCCCGGTAGAATTAATAGAAATTTATTAGAATTACCGGTAATTTATGAATTTTTTATTGAAGGTATGGCTTATATGCCTTATTGTTATATTTCCAGAATCCAAGTTGATTTTGTAGGCAATAGAAGGACGATGACTATCGATATACCTAGTTTTGGGGATGTTGGTAATAATGAATCTATAGCTGAAAGAACAAATATTAATTCAGTTATACCTGATGCGTATAATGTTAGTATTACATTTGAAGGTTTAAATAAAGAAACTAAAAATTTCTTAATTAGAAGTTTAGGGGACC